AGAATTCCATTCATTACGGCTGTAACACTCGTCGACGAAGCCGGTAATCCTGTTCGTTATCAACCAGTAATCAAGGATTTGTTTACGAAGGAAGGTAAAGTCAAGATCAAAGCTGCAATTGCCGAAGACATTGAATCGGTTCGAAAGTTTTTTGGTGATGGCAAATACGACGGAACATTTGGAATTAAAAGCCCTGAGCATGAAGCCGAAGAATTTTGGCAGAAAGCTTTGGCATGGATGAAAGAACTGCTGAGTGATTTCATTGCAGCCTGCATCAATGCAATGATCAAGTTACTGACTAAGATTCCTATTATTGGACCGATTATTGAACAGCTTGGAGTATTTATCGATCCTACAAAGCCTATTAAAGCGCAATTAAAACTGGTGTATGATAATTTTAAAGCCAAAATTAAGAAGGCAAAAGAAGACGTTTTATCGGGCAAAGCTACTGAAGATCTTGGAGAGAAACTGCTCGAAGAACTCACTGACTTTTTCTTAAATTTTAGGATCCCACTCTTTGGAACACTTGGCAATCTCATTGGATTTGATAAAGAACAACGTAAGAAGAAAGAAACGATTCATTCAAAAGAAGAATTGTGGCATCGAATTGAAGATGCATTCGAAGAAGCTATGGAAAAGATTAAGAAGTTTTTTCAGACAGATTTTATTGCTAAGATACATGATATCATACTCAAAGCTCCAGGTTGGATTCTGCAACAGTTTCCAATCGTCGGCAAAATCCTCGACACAATCAAACTGATTATTGATATATGTCGCGGCAAAGTATCGATTTGTATGGTTTTAAATATCATTTTAAAACCAATATTTGGAATTCCAGATTTAATTTTAAAATTAATTCCTGATTGTATTGAGGTACGTCGAACAAAGTATGGTCTCGAACCGAATCCTGACACATTGCCGAAGTGGGCTCAGCCCGCTTCTGCCACCGTGTGAAGTGGATTAGGCTGACATGTTAAATCAATATTCAGTATCAGAAAATGGATATTTCTTTACGGATGTCAGCGCACCGACTATTCCTGAAGCTTCTTACGGGGATTTAAGTCCTCCAGTTCCAATTCGTTTTACTGTGCAAGAACCTGGAGTCACTACATTTGATACCGATGTAATCGATGATTGGTATTTGCCAATATTTGCAAACGAAGAGAATTGTATTGATGATTTCTTTTTGTGCGCAGTTTTTGTTTTCGTAGAAGCCCATGATATTGAAGTCGATAATTGGTATCCTTTTCGATCTGAGAGTTATAATCCTACAAGTGGAACTGGAAGGGTTATTGCATATGAAGATTCTCAAGTCATTTTCAATAATTTTGTGTATGATGCAAACGATAAGCTTGTTTCGTATATTGAAACAAACAAACTTACATCAGCTATGATACAGTATAACTTTATTCGGTCGCCTGGTCCAGGATTAGATGCAATCGGTAGCAACGAAGATTATCAAACATTTGCTTTTACAGGGCAAGTCATTCTTCTCTCTGACGATGTTTCGAATGCTTCTATTGAAAATTACGAAGTAACACAAACAGTCATATAATCATTATAAATAAGATAAAGTAGGGTAATATGGTAGACAGAATCGACGCACTGACCACAAGGAAAACAACGCAGAGCGATCCTGTGTTCACAGACTTCTATAATAATTTCAATATTCATCCTCAAAACAAGAGACTTGCTCTTCATACCGACGAACAAGCTGTCAGAAGATCGATGAGAAATATCTTACAGACAAATACCAAAGAACGATTGTTTAATCCAGAATTTGGTGGTGGTCTTCGTCGATTCTTATTCGAAGATATTTCTGTGATGACTTCAGATCTTATCAAAGATGCCGTGTTCGATTCGATTACCAAATACGAACAGCGCGCTCGAATCATTGATGTCTTAGTAGTATCAAATGAGTTTGCGCATTCTTATGAAGTATCAGTCTATTATGAGATAATAAATAATGCTAATCCGCAGACACTTCAACTCACCCTTTATAGAGTAAGATAATGGCAGCAAATTCCAGTATAGTCCTTACACAGTTAGACTTCGATTCCTATAAAGACTCGTTGAAGACATTTCTGAAATCACAAGATCGATTTAAAGATTACGACTTCGACGGAAGCAATCTTTCGGTTCTTCTCGACGTGCTTTCATATAACACTTATCAGAATGCGTTCTATCTCAACATGGTCAGCAACGAGATGTTTCTTGATTCGGCGAAGTTACGTGACAGCGTTATTTCTCATGCCAAAGAATTAAACTATCTTCCGAGATCGTTTCGATCATCTTCGGCTGTCATTCAACTAGTAATTACTTCGACAGATACGGCAAAGAGATCGATCGTTATTCCAAAGGGAACATCATTTACTTCGCGTGTTGATGATTTCACTTATAACTTTAGCACTACTGAAAATTATGTTATTACAAAGAGAACTCCTTCAGGATCAAATCTTATATATGAGAGCGAGCCGATTCGAGTATACGAAGGTAGCTACCTCAGCGATACCTATACAATAAATTATGCTAATCCTCTTGTGTATAAGATTAGTAATAAAAGAGTTGATCTTGAAAGCGTATTAGTTACGGTCTTTGAAGATAACGGCACGACTATTCAAACTTACAAGAGAGCGACGTCTCTTTTTGGTCATGATGAAAACGCAAAGGTCTTTTTCTTACAACCGGGAATTGGTGACACATACGAAGTCGTCTTTGGTGACGGAGTTGTTGGAAGAAAACCAAAGAACAACTCTGCGTGTATCATTGAATATCGATCATGCAACGGAGAACTTCCGAATGGCGCATTTAAGTTTATTAATACTGCACGCATCGATAATGAAGCAAACATTGTAATTGAAACGATTACTGCTTCGGCCGACGGAGCTGTTGCAGAAGATCTGAGCTCGATTAAGTACAATGCTCCTCGTGCATTTACTACACAAGAACGTGCTGTGACTTCTGAAGACTATGAGAATCTACTCAAAGCAAACTTTCCTGAAATCAATGCAGTGGTTGCATATGGCGGAGAAGATGCAAATCCTCCCCAGTATGGCAGAATTTTCTTGTCGATCGATCTTGATGAAGTCGACGGTCTTCCAAAGATTAAAGAAGCAGAATATAAGAAATTCTTAAGATCACGTTCTTCTGTGGCGATTGAGCCACTCTTTGTTTCTCCTGATTACACATACCTATATGTCAATACAAATATCAAGTACAATATCAATCTTACCGGTTTAAATCCAGAAGATATTCGCACGTATGTTATCGATTCTATTCTCAATCATGCTTCTATCAATCTGAATAACTTTGGCCGTACACTGCGTTACTCAAAGTTTATTCGTGATGTCGATTCTGCAGAAACAAGCATTATTAGTAACGAAACAAAGATAGAACTTATTAAGTATCTGACTCCAGTGTTAAGTACGACTGTCACTGGAAGTGCTACGACCACTTCTGGGTCTCTCGTATCATTGGCAACTTCAGGTGTAGTATCATCTGGTCAAAATGTAACGATCGACTTTAAAAACCCGCTGCAGAATGATATTCCAGGCAAAGGCTCAGAATATCTTACCGGTGACATTCATGTCGTGAGCTCTTCGACATTCACATATAATGGTTTATCAAATTGCCGCCTTGAAGATGATGGTGATGGAGTAATGCGTATCGTCAATACTGCTGGAACCAATAATAGAACTATTCTCGATATCGGAACTGTCGATTACGATACCGGTATTATTCGAATCAATAACTTTAATATCACAAATTACACTGGCACTTCTCTTAAAATCTATGCCAAACCACGTACACTTGATATCACTTCAACTCAGAACGTGATACTCAATATTCTTGAAAATGACGTCGACGTCTCAATTGAACAGATCAGAGAATAATGAAGAATATCGAAAAAAGAATATCGCCGTTAATTCAAAGTCAATTTCCTTCTTTTTATCAAGAAGAGGGAGAGAATTTCATTGCGTTCGTAAAAGCCTACTATGAGTGGCTTGAAAACTCTGGAACATATGTTAACTATTCTGGCAATACTGTTACTCAGTATATCGCTTCGAATAACGATATTATAGAAGTCACTGCTAATCAACTTGCCAACTCAACATATATGTCGAGTATCACTCGATATCAACCAATTGATGCCAATCCACTTTATCACACCCGCCGGTTGCCAGACTATCGCGACATTGATAGTACAACAGATGACTTTATTGTTCACTTTAAAGAGAAGTATCTGAAGAACATTCAGTTTGATACTGCTACGAATAAGAAGCTTCTTGTTAAAAACTCCCTTGATTTATATCGTGCTAAGGGTACAGAGCGCGCAGTTGATTTATTCTTCAAACTTGTATACGGTACGGCAGCAGAAGTTCGATATCCTGCAGAAAAGATCTTTCGTCTTTCTGACGGCGTATACGAAAAGCCAGAGTATCTTGAAATCGGATACTCGATCTATAATATCGACTATGTTGGTAAACAAATTGTTGGCCAACTTTCAGGAGCCAAAGCTTTCGTCGAGAAATACATTCGAAGAAGAGTCGGGAAAGGCTTTGTAAATCTTCTTTATATCTCTGGAAGACAAGGTGATTTTCGCAATGGCGAAGTCGTTGGTTTAAATATTAACAATCAACCCGTATTTGATATTACCAAAAGATCAAAGCTAATCGGATCTGTCAAAAGAGTGACTGTTCAAACTCGCGGTAGAAACTTTGCCGTTGGAGACATTGTCAGATTTACAAACGGCGATCGCGGTCTTGGTGGTTTGGCAAGAGTAGAATCGATTGGCTCGCAAACAGGACTCGTAGATTTTATTTTTATCGACGGCGGATATGGATACACGCTCGATGCCGAATCAATCGTCTCTGAAAAAGTATTAAATCTGAATGAAGTGATTGCAGATTTTACTTCAGAAAGTTACTATCGTCTTTTCGAACGAGGTGTTCAACCGGTAGTGAATATCGGTTACAGTTCGGCATCTTCAAACGTTGCTGTCGGAAACACCATATATCGCTATGCCGCAAATGGTATGCTTGCTGCTGAAGGCCGAATTCTAGAAGTATCGACTTCTTCGAACACTGCAGGGTTTATCTCTGTATCTCATACTTCAGGAGTCTTTGTTCCATCTGCTAACTATAGCACAGGAAGCAATAGTACGACTGGAATAACTTTTACAGCAAATACACTCACAGACAAGTCGATGTCTGGTAAGTTCATGAACATACCAACAGATTATGCTGTGATTATTACTGCGCCTTCTGCCACATTCAATGTCGGCGATGTCGTACAACAACAGAACTCAGGATATATTACTGCTTCTGGTACAGTGTCAAATGTTATTACGCTTGAAAGTTCAGTGCAACTTACTCTTACCGATGCTCGCGGCGCTTTCAAGAATAGTAAGCGTATGGCGGATTGGGATTACAAAGTTGGTACAGGCACAATTAGCGCTTCGAATACTAACACCGTAGTCACTGGAACATCGACGGCTTTTAATAATAATTATATTAATTCTACACTTTATGTCACTGGTAACGTAGCGATTGGTAATGTATCGAGTGTAACAAATTCAACTTCTCTGATACTTTCTACGAATGCTGCATCAACAGTAGTCGGAAATGCTCACAACTATGGCTTAACATATAAGCTTATTAATCAAGCTAACAATCAAGTCTTTGCGAATGTCAGTTATGTCAATCTTAATGCTGGTTTATACGACATTAAAAAGCAAGTTCATGTCATACAGTTTGACGAATGCTCTTCAAATAACGTAACCTTTGCGAATAACATCTATATCTACAATAGTGCAAATGTTATTATTGCCGAAGGTACAGTGATCACTGCTAACTATGCTTCTGGATCAAACAGCGGAACGTTAACATTCCTTTCTCGTAAAGGATACTGGAACGAAACAGATACAGTATACACTACTGCGAATGCGGACAATTTCAAGATTGTATCTTACTCGCTCGATATTACTGGTGGAGACTATGTTCGTTCGTTTCCTTCGAAGATCGTTGCTCCTCTCTCGAATACAACCGCAGATATATCCTCGATTAGTTTTGGAACCGGCGCAGGTTTCGGTGTAGGTACGATTGGTGAAACAGAAGTCATCTTTATTGGTACGGATCTGATTGGTGCCAATAGTCAAGATACACTCGACTATAGCCGCTTACAACTCTCTGTGACTGCGAATACTGGATTCGATGAAGGACAAAGAGTCTTTCAACAAATCCGTAAAGTTTCGTTCAATCCTTCGACAGCTGCAAATGCAGCGACAGGGTTTATTACTCTTACAGATGCGAATACTTACTATATTGCAGGCGATCGTGTGACCTATGAAGTTGCCGCGGGAAATACGGTGATCACGGCTCTCGAAAGCGGTAAATCTTATTACGTGGCATTCTCAAATACTACTGGACTCATTCTTTCGAGTCCTGCGAACAAGTACATTCATATTAATAGTACGAGTTTTCCTGGAGAAAGCTTTACGAATACTTCATTTAATATTCCTGCCTTCGCTGCAACGAGAACAAATGAATCTGGTCACTTCTTATATAAGACTGCACATGGTACACTCTATGATGTAACAGGAACGAATCTTCTTATCAAAGATCCTATTCGCGACTTTGGTTTTACAAATACGACATCTGTTCCAGCAAACGGTAATATTATAGTATATAGCAATTCGGCTGTCAATACTGCAATTACTGCAGTAGCAGAATTACCAACTCTTGCTCAAGCGAATCAAGTATTCGCTTCGCAATTTATCTCTTCAGATGCATATGGATTTCCTAAAAATCCTGAAGGTAATCACTTAGATGTATTATATTCGTGTTTGACATTTGGTAGATTTGAGATTGGTATCATTGGATCATTGAATCAGGTCAATCCAGGCGAAGACTATGATGTCGATCCTTTTGTGCTCGCACATCAACCATATATTGCAGGATTCGATCGCAAAGACTTTGTAATTACATTTGAAAATGCAACGAGAAACTTTCTTCCTGGAGAAATCGTCAATCAATCTCAAGCAAATCTCAAGTTTTTTGATCTGCAAGTTTCTTCTGGTGCATATAGCAATACATATGATGCCAAGACGTTTACTGTACAATCTCAGTTCGAAGCGAATAGCTCATCAGACTTTATCTTCTATCGAGATACCTCTACTACGTTTAATGCCACAGATGAAGTCAACTCAAATACAGATTTTATTGAGATCGATGGTAACGTATATGCTGCGAATGATTTAGTTCGTTATTTTACTGAGCCAGGAAATACTGCTGTTACAGGACTTAGTAATAATAATTTCTACTATGTCTTGACATCGAATTCAACCGGCGTTATTCTTACTACTGACGCTGGAAACACTGCGGCCAAGGTGAATATTACTCAAAGCTCGAATGTAGCAGAATTTAACTCGAATACTGACGTACAGAATAGTAATGATTTTATTAGCATTGCTTCTGCGAATAGCTTATTTGCAAATGGTGGTCAAGTCAGATATGTAATTTCATCTAATACTGCTGTCGTTTCTGGTTTAGAAGCTGAAGCACTTTATTATGTTCGCTATGCAAATAGTACTGGTTTAGCTCTTTCAATTACCGCCGGAGGCGCAAATGTAGATTTGACCGCAGCAAATCCTGGAAGTAACGGACACTTCCTCAGATATTATAATGCCGATATGGGCGGTCATAACTTACGCAACTTTACAAATGAGTTTGGTAATGGACAAATTGTTCAGTACAAAATTCCAAATGGTAATACTGCGATTAGTGGGTTGACAGCAAATGCCGTTTACTATATTGTTTCTGCGAATAACGTAGGATTTAAGTTGTCTTCTACCCTCGGTGGATCTGCAATTAATATCACGGCCAACTCGACTGGCGGAGAGTCACATACGATTGCAACTCTTCCAGGATATCTACCAAAAGATAAATTATTCCAGACGAATAGCACGAGTGGCATTGTTAATTCTTTCGTCTCTTCGGTCTTCTCCAATACCACTGGAGATTATATCAGAGTGACTGGAAATACTGCTCCGCTTGTCAATAATGCAATTATCTTTTCGTATACTGTACCTACGGCGAATGGTCTTGTTTCAAACGTCAGTCTCTTCGAAATTGTATCGACTGCGAAGGCCATCGTAAAATCAAGTAATAGTAGCCATATGCTTGCAAAGAGAATTACATTTGAAAACACTTGGTTGCCAAGCGATGTAATGATTGGAGAAGTTTCTGGTGCCGAAGCAAATGTAATAGGCGCCACCGAAGATTTATCGGTATTATATCCGATTGGATTAAATGCAGAAATCACAGCAAATGTTGTGACCGGAGACGGGGAAGTGACAGCGCTACAAGTGCTTGATTCAGGCTTTGCATATTCGAATGCTGAAATTGTCGACTTCGTCTCAGAAGATAATCTGAGAGCTGGTACCGCAAAGATAGTCCTCGACGGACATGGTATTGGCATCGGATATTATCGAAGTTCGAAAGGATTCTTGTCTGACGATATCTACGTTCATGATAACGACTATTACCAAGAGTATTCTTACGAGATCCTTTCAAAGATCTCAGTAGACAGATACTCTGACATGTTTAAGAAAGTGATGCACGTCGCAGGAACGAAGTTCTTCGGATCTGCATTAATCGTAGAAGAAGCAAATGCAGCGCTCGCTTTAACGAGTATTTCGACAGGTGAAGAAGTACAATTTAATTCCAACGATGACGTTTCAACTTTAAATGATACCATTCAACCAGATATTGAAGATGTAAGCTTTAAGTTTAAGGTAATGGATGTTAATAATGACAGTGATCTAATATCATTAGGGACTAATCCTTATTATACCACATTCCCACTAAATGTACATGATTATTTACAATATACTACGTTAGAAGCAAATCCAATCGGAGTAGGAAGTGCTTCAAGTCTATCGAATAATGCATACTATTACGTAGTGCTTGCGAATACGACAGGTATCAAAATCTCTGAAACACAAGGCGGAGATGCTCTCAATCTAAATACTGTATCACTGAGTAATACTCTGGCATTGCATACACTCACAAAGATTGTTAATCCTTTTGCAAATGGTGATCTCGTACTTTACACTACATCGAATACAGCTGTACAAGGTTTAACGAATTCTACTTCTTACTATGTTGTAAATACTACTCCAAATACAGTGAAACTATCGTTAACTGCGAATGGAAGTCCTATAAATATAACAGCGAATACTACATCTAGTGGATCGGCTACGGCTGGTCACTTCTTGACAAAGACGACAGAGGAATAAATGGCAGTAACTCAAAAACTCATTACGAGCAGTTTTAATGTAGCAGCGGCTGCAAACTTCATTAATAGCTTTGCTGATAATGATTACTTCGTGTATGCTGCGCGTCATATTCCTTATGCTAACAGTGACACAATTATTCCTACTCCGAATAATAGTATACGCGTAGTCGATACAGACGTCTATGATAATATGATCTTTGCAAAGAAAGTTTCTTCTGCAGATGTCGTGCACATGGCAAAAAAGAATTTGTGGGAATCAAATACTCACTATTCAATGTATGATCATCTTGATGGGGATCTTGAAACCAAAAACTTCTTTATCACTGTCGATGATGATACAGAATACAATGTATGGAAATGCTTGTTTAACAAAAGCACTGATACTATCAACGTAAATTCGACTGTCGCGCCTTCTCGTGTAGGAAGTGCCGCTGATCTGAATCCTGTCGAAACTGGAGACGGTTATGTATGGAAATACATGTACACCATCACAAAAACACAGTATGAAAAATTTGCTACATCACAGTATATTCCTATTACCGCCAATACTGATGTAATAGCAGGCGCGACTCGAGGAACGATCGAAGTCATTAAAGTAGAAGACGCCGGCGCTGGATATGATAACTACATTGCCTCTGCCACGCTGTTAACTTCTGATGTTACTGTTGAAGGTATTCCGACTTTTTATGGTGCTCCTGCAACCGCCGCGGCTATCGATGACTACTATCAAGGTTGTGTCATAAAGATGACTTCTGGTGTCGCCGTTGGAGAGTATAAAAGAATCGTCAATTACGAAGGTACTGCCGCTCAGAAGAAATTCATTCTTGATTCGGCATTTATTAATACACCTTCGGCCGGAGATACTTACGAAGTATATCCATATGCATTCGTTTGGGGAGATGGTGAAGAATCAACTCCTGCAGAAGGAATTGTGTATATTGATGCCGCTTCAACAAATTCTATCAATAGAGTCGAACTCCTCGCGGTCGGTGAAAACTATCGAAAAGCTGAGTCATATGTTTCTGAATTGCCTATTACTATTCCACCGTCAATTTTTGATGAAACATACATTCAACTTCCTGCGGTGATTTCAAGTGCATCATACTTTTCTCCTGCATCTCTACGGCCTATTATTTCACCGAAGAATGGCCATGGTTCAGATCCTTATAACGAGCTTTTTGCAAAGAGAGTATGTCTGAGTGCTAAATTTAATAACAGCGAGAGTGGAATTATTCCAATCGAAAATGACTTTCGACAAGTTGGTCTGATTAAGAATGCGACTTTTACAAAGGTTGACATGAATATTGCTAATACTGTTGGCCCAGGTTTTTCGATTGGCGAAAAAGTCTATCAGTATCGAAAATTAAAATTACACGGTAACGTATCGATCACATCAGCAAATACAACTATTCAAAAGCGGGCTTTTGGACTTCTTTCGAATACTGCTACGATTGTAAGCGGAGGAGTAGGATACGATAGCGCTGCAAATAACCAATTGGTATTTAATAATTCCGGAACAAATGGAACAGGCGCAATAGGTACATTTGCAACGACTGCAAATGTTATTACTTCTGTTACCATATCGAATACAGGATCCGGATATACTTCAGCGCCTATCATCGGCTTCGATGCCGCTGCCGGAGGATCGAATGGTAGTATCACTATCGCTCTTGCAAATCCAGACGCTCCGACTTACAAAGATGCTTTCTCAGTCGGCGACTATGTTCTTGTCACAGACGGTTCGAATAATTATATCTCGACTGTCGCGAATGTTCCAGAAGATTATCGTATCACGACAGCAAATACAAGTAGTTCATTTACTGCAAATAATTGTGAAATCTCGGCTATTGTAGTTCAAGCAAGTGGCGTCGTGGCATTCTCTGGCTCAGGTCAAATCGAACTTTCAAATGTTGCCGGTGTATTTACTTCTGGAAGCCGTATCATCGGAGTCGGCGGTATGTCAGGAGACACAGTCATTCCTGTATCAGGTACGACGGCAACCATTACTGGAACACCTGAAATTAACGATAGAGTAGCAAGTTCGTTCGAATACTCTCGTCAACTGACACGACTCGTTGGCACCTTTAGTGTAGGTGGTGTACCGTTCCTTGAAGACGAAGAAATTCAACAAGAAAGTCTAATTGCATACGCGCAACCTCGGGGCAGAGTTCATCA